CTGCAAAGAGGATTGAGGCTGGTCTTTCAACACATGAAGATGAGTGTATTGCAATGAATGGTTCTGATTTTGAGGATAATGTCAGGGCATTAAAAAGTGAGAATGAGATGCTTGCTGACGCAAATAAAAATGAAAGTGAGGATGTAAAGGAATGACGAAAATAAATGTCAAAGGACCAATAGTATCAAATGACTCAGCAAGGCTTTATCGTTATTTTGGATGGGATGCCTGCTGTGTTAATGATATTAATACGGGACTTGAAAGTGCAAATGGTGATGATGTAGTCATTGAAGTTAATTCGCAGGGCGGTCTTTGCACAGCCGGATTTGAAATGTATTCGACTATTAGGCAGTATGAGGGAAATGTAGAAGTTCATGTAATAAATGCCTGCTCTGCCGCCACGTTTATCCTTTGTGCAGCGGATAAGGTGCTTATGTCAGATGCAGCGGTTGTAATGATACATAATACTCAAAGTTCTTGGGGGGGTGGTGATTATAGAGATGCACAGATGACTGCTGATATGTTAAGAGAGTTTAACGAGAGTGTGTTAAATGTCTATGAGAAAAAAACTGGAAAGAGCAGGGAAGAATTGCAGGCAATGATGGATAAAGATACATTTATGTCACCTAAGACTGCGATTGAAAATGGATTTGCTGACGGTATGCTTTTTGAGGATGGAAAGGACGATGAAAGCAGCCAGATGAATTTTATTGAGGCATCAAAGCAGATGGCTGTATATAACAGCACACTTCCGGTTATTTCAGATAAAAAAGCGCATGAACTTATGCTTTTGTTAAACAGTGGAAAATTGCCGGAGAGAAAAGTACCTGATGATTTGAACAGCAATAAAGCAGATAAACCATCTGAAAATGCTGATACAAATAAAAATAATATAACTAACGAAAACAACGGAAAGGAGCAGAACATGACATTAGAGGAAATGTTAAAGGAGCATCCGGAGCTTAAAGCTGAGGTTGATGTGTTAAAAGCTGAGGCTAAAGCAGAGGGTGAAAAAGAGGGAGCAGACAAAGAGAGAGGCAGGATTGAAAATCTTGACAAGATTGCGGCAAATGTATCTGCGGAAATGCTTAAAAATGCAAAGTACGGGGATGCTGATGCGAGGGTTGATGCGAGAGAACTTGCTTATCAGGCTATGATTGCGCAGAAACAGGAGGCGGCTGCATATATGCGTGATGCAATGGCTGATTCTAAGGAGTCGGGAGCTGCTGATGTAGGGGCGAGTTTGTCGGATTCCGACAAGGACCTGCAGGATGTTGAAAATATGGCAGCATATGTAAATGGCAGAAGAGGAGGCAAGAGATGAGATTAAACAGTAGTATAATACATTATAGTGACAAGCTGATTTATGATTCTTCACATGAGATTGATGCGGGAGTTTTTACAGTGACGCTTCCAACGGAATCAAAAGCAGCAGGAACAGTAAAAAGAGGTCAGATTATTTACTTTGATACGACCAAAAAAGAATATGTTCTGAAAAAGGGTGATGATGGTGTGGCAGCAGTTATTGCTGCAGAAGATACATCTTATGCAGAGGATGACACAGAAGTTGCAGTACAGTCATACATAAGTGGAACATTCAGGGAAAGTGAATGTATTTCTGACGGAAAACTTGAAGCGGATGATATTGACACATTACGCATCAGAAATATTTATCTCAAATAAAGGGGGAAAACAGAGTGATAAGAGAAACTTACAAACTTGTAAAAACAGTTAAAAAAATGTATCCGGTAGTACAGTTCTTAAAAGACAGATACTTCCCGGATGGACCTGTTTATTATTCAGAAAAGGCGTTAATCGAGTTCAAGAAAAAAGGACGAAAGATTGCGCCTTTTGTTATTCCACTTGTAAACGGAATAGTCATGGAAAAAGACGGTTACAGAACGGATATTGTAGATGCGCCGTATATTGCACCTAAAAGGGTTATTACAGCAAAGGAACTTGAGCAGAAAGCGTTTGGAGAGTCTCCTGAGTCAGGAAGAAGTCCTGAACAGCGTGAAAATGAACTTGAGTCGGAGTTTATTGACGATAATCGTATATCTATACTCAGAAGACATGAAAAGATGTGTGCAGATATTCTTTTGACGGGACAGGTTATAATGAAACATTATGCAACAGCGGAAGATGCCGCAAAGGGTGAAAATTATGATTTTAAATATCTCCGCTTTTATGAGGGTGAGTTTAAAAATAAATATAAATTCACAAAGAAGTTTAAGGACATGACAACAGCCGAAAAAATTCAGGAGTTTTACAAAATGGCTACAGTTCTTCGCAAGAGGGGTGTTAGAGCAACAGATATTGTTATGACATCTGATGTGTCAATGCTTCTTATGTCGGATAAGGACTTTTTAGAGTTCTATAACAAGGCAAAAGTAAATATCGGTGAAATCAATCCGACAGAACTTCCAGACGGTGTGGTATCAAATGGCAGCATCAATATAAACGGTGTAGTTATGACATTGTTTACATATGATGAAATCTATGAAGATTTAGATGGTGAGGAAAAAGCAATTCTTCCGGCAGGAACTATTGCTTTTTTACAGCCTAACATGGGAACTACAGTATATGCTCAGGTTACTTTCTATACAAAAGATTTAAGTCATATGCAGAAAAGATTGTTCCACGCTTAGTTGGGGATGAAAAGTCAAACATGGCAGAGGTTCAGGCATTTTCAAGACCTGTTATGTATCCAAATGATATGGATGGTTGGCTTGTGGCAAATATTTATGATGAGACTGCATCTACTCAGACAGAAGCGGACAACAGCGTGGATACGCATGAGCCTCCGACAGCAGATGTGAGTACATTAAAGACAGAAGCTGAGATTACGGCAATGACAAAGAAAGCGGAGCTTATTGCGTATGCAACATCAATCGGACTCAGTGGTCTTGATAATTCAATGAAGCTTGATGAACTTCAGGACGCAATTCTTAACTATCAGGAAGAAATTTATGGTGAGTAGCAGGAGGTGACAGGGATATGATTGCAAATATATTATTAACTGTTGCTGATAAAACTTATAAACCGGGTGAAAGTATTGATAAACCGTTGAGTAAAATTGACAGAGAATTTTTGTTGTCGGGAAATTATATTTCTCTTGAAGATAAAGATGATGTAGGGTCTAAAAAGGCAGTTGAAATATCAAAAGATAAAAAGTCGGAATCCGACACATCAAAAAAAGATAGCAAGATTTTGAAAAATGGTTCAGAAAACAAAGTAATTGTTGATACAGAGGTTAAATAACATGGGTTTTGTGGAACAGGTATCAAAAGATATTGATGAAGTATTTTTTGATGAAGGCTTTTTCGGAAGTA